CCAGTATAACCATTTGTTCCGTTTGAACCAGTATAACCAGTTGTTCCTTGTGTGCCTTGGCTACCTGTATAACCCAATACGCCCACAGCACCATCCAAGTTCACAGTCCATGTGCTATAACTACCACTACCAATTGTGCGGTTTACATTAAAGCTGAATGCTCCATTGCTAGAATTATAAGAAGTAACAGTTACATAAGCAAGATTGCTAACATCATAAGCCACAACTGCTGTTTGTCCCACAGTCCAACTTAAACCGGTATCAATATCAATTGTGCCACTTGAACTACCTAATGTAAAACTTCCACTACCTTCGCTGGCATACTTGTCACTGTTACCAGGAGTTCCTTGATCACCCTTAGATCCAGTATAACCAATATTGCCTTGGCTACCAGTGTATCCCATGTCACCATGGCTACCAGTATAACCCTGTGTGCCTTGTGTGCCTTGGCTACCAGTATAGCCTGTATCACCATGTGTGCCTTGGCTACCAGTATATCCAAAAGATCCAGTGTAACCAGCATTTCCTTGATCGCCTTTGGAACCAGTATAACCCTGTAGACCCATTGTGCCTTGGCTACCTTGGCTACCAGTATAACCCTGTGTTCCTTGGCTACCAGTATAACCAGTTACATCAGGAGCACCAGTAATTTGACTCCAATAAACACTGGCACTGCTATTCCACGCTGTGCTTTGTAATGTGCTATTGCTAAAGTGTATATTGCCACCCAATACCAAATCGTTGCCTACCGTGGCTGTGGTGGCAACATCTAGACCTTTCTTAACCTTAAAGTTATTGTCATAAGTTGTCATTTGCTTTTCCTTTTATAAGACAGCCAGTTTTGTTTTGGCAATACGAACTGATAAGTTTGTAGCCCCGAAAGGAGTAAATTGTAACTGGACCCAATTTCCTCCCATTGTGTTTATTGTTGCGCCAAAGGTGCCCAATAAACCGTTATTGTAATTCATACCATATTCTGTTTTGTAGACATTGGTGCCATCTTGAACCAAGCTAATTTCAGTGACTTGATAGCTGCCACTGTCCACTAGTTGTATAAAATATTTGGCACTGGTATAGGCTGTGGCATCAAAGGTATCTAAGGTAAATGTGCCTGATCCATTAAGACCAGTTTGATAATAACTGCTGGATACCACACCATTATTGGCAAGATAATCATAACTGGTATTGGCAGTATTACCACTGACCACCAAACTGGTTGATGTTATGGTATTGGTTGATAAAATTTGACCTGAAACATTAATAGTGGCTGTGCTACTAAAATTTAAAGAATTGGTCAAGGTCACACCTGCGAATGTGACATTGTCTGTGGTATTCAAACTTTGATTATAGGTGCTACCAGCACTACCACTATATCCTCTTGGCCCTCTACTGCCAGTGTAACCAGTTATGGCAAAACCACTTAATACCAGACTCCATTCAGTAAATGATCCACTACCACCCACACTGTAAACACCAATATTAATAATCTGACCTGATACTGTAGTAATAAAACCTGAAATATAATTGGTAGGATCTGGATTACCATTAGGACTACTGATTAACAATACTGATTGGTTTGGCACATAACCAGTGCCACTAACTTGGATATTGATAGATGTTACATTAATAACCGTATTATATAAACTAGGATCAATGGTTATTGAATTACTGGATACCAAGAAGGCAGGAAAACCCAAGGCGGCTGAACCAGTATAACCTTTTGATCCCATAAAACCTGCGGATCCAGTGTATCCTGTGCCTTGACTGCCAGTATAACCAATAGCGCCTTGGCTACCAGTATAACCCATGGATCCCACATATCCTGAACCAGATCCCACAGCAATACCACCCTGGGTAACGCCATCACCCACATATAGTTGTTTGTTGTCAGTGGTCCAAATAGGTTCACCACTCAATGGAGTGATTGTTTGTAGTTGTGTATAGGTTCCTTTTCTAAACTGTAATGCCATTTTTATCCTCCTATAATGGATCCAAAGTCAAACGCAGTCTGTGGTAGGGTTGAAGTATTAAATGCTTGAACCTGATAACTGCCATCACCAAATTGTATACCATAGGGAAATACTGGACCAAAAGTAGCATTACGATTAACAATTCTTTCAACATTTAAGGTGCTATGATAGGTATCATTACCCACTACCAAGGTTGTTTGTGTGCTTTGACTACCCACTAGCACGTGATCCGAGGCCTGTATACTGACATTGGTGCCAGTTAATAAAATATTAGTGGTGCTGACCGTTAGATCTGTGTTAAATGTTGCTGTGCTGTTGAATATGACCGGATTGGTAAAATTGGTCAATGTGGCCAAAACAGTCAATGTGTTGGCTGCGATTACAACACTGTTGGCAGTCAAACCAATGGTATTGGTTGACACTGTCAATACTGTGGCTGTGCTGGTAAATGTTCCACCAGCACCATGACTGTAATAATAGGCCTGTGCTGTGATACCATTAATATCTGTTGTTATAGAACTATTGGTATTGTTGATTTGGATATCACTGCCATAAGGATACCAATAGCCAATATTGGCATATTGTTGACTGCCAGTATTAGCTACACCAAATCCCAATGTGTTATGATAAGAACTTACTCCATCAGGATTGGTAAAGACATAGTTAACAACTTCGCTAATACCAGCATTGCTGATATTGAGATATTGATTGGAATTGGTAGATGTGGTTTGAATGTTATACCCATTGGTATACATGGGACTGGTCAAATTCACGCTGCCACTAGAGCCACTGCTACCAGTATAACCTGCTGGTCCTTGTGGACCCACTGATCCTGAATAACCTAGACCAGCTGAACCAGTATAACCTTGGCTACCTGTGTATCCACCAGGTGTGCCAGCTGAACCAGTGTAACCAGCACTACCAGTATAACCGCCTGCTGGACCCTGCGGACCACTAGGTCCTTGACTACCAGTATAACCTGCGGCTCCATCAGCGCCAGGACGTCCAGTAGCACCTTGCTGTCCTTGTGCGCCTTGACTACCAGTATATCCTCTGAAATCACCCACACTGTGTAATGCGCTGCCATCACTGAATCTTACATAGCCAGGCACATAAAGACTTTGTGAAACACTCACAGTGTCTGTGCCAGTGTTAAAGGTCATGTAATTGCCTGACATGCCAGCATTGTATTGACCTTGACCTATGCTTAATGATGTAGCAGTATTGCCACTAACAATATTATAACCATTGGTTGCTAGATCACTGCTAAGACTCCAATATACTAGATTACCTAGATAGGTCCAATTGGCTTGATCATTACCGTTGGTAAACAAGACTTGGCCATACTGTCCCGCAGTAGTGGCAAAGTTTAGGCCATTAATGGCAAAATGGTTAGTTTGTAATCTATTGGTAACTGTTAGATTGCTGACAATTACATTGGCTTGATTTAGATTAACATCACCCTTAAATGTGGCAGTGCTGTTGAATGTGGTGCCACTATTAAATGTGGCTGTGCTGTTGATGGTAAAACCATGACCACTTCCTCCCACATTCAAATCGCTTGAGAATGTGGCAGTGCCCACAAACGTGCTGGTGCCACCCACATACAAAGGACCATTAAGACTAATACCACCATTGGCTGATCCAGAACCTATGACCAAAGAACCAGCTGTTAGGGTGTTGGTTATGGTCAGTGTGCTGATAGGTGTTTGAACACTTAGAGCATGTAGAGTGGCTGTGCCTGCGGTTTCAATGGTGTTGGCTTGAATGTCGCCAGCAAAGAAATTGGTCACTGTGAGATAGCCCACAGGATTATTGACCACTAGATTGTTTAGAGTGGCAATACCGCCAACATTGGCATTGCCTGTGACATTAAGATAGGCAAATGTGCTTTCTTTCCAAACCACACGACGCCATCCACCACCAATACGATTGCCTTGACTGTCTGGTGTGCCAATTGTGCCCAAATCATTGGGTGGAATTATGGTAGATGTATAGTTGGTAAATGTGGCCACATTGCTGACATATAAACTATTGGCATAGTTTACAATATCACCACGTGTATAAGTATTTCCACTGACCCAATCGCCTAGGAAATAGTTATCGAAATCATCAACCTTGAGTTCTACGCTGTTTTCATACAGGCTGACTGTGCTGGCATATTCAGTGACTTTGACACTTAATTGTGTAGTGGTAAATGCGAATTGAGCCGCATCTTGCGTAGTGACCGTGACAGTTTGTGATACACTGGTTGCGGTAACCTGTGGTGTTATCTCGGTTATATTTACGGTATAGGCCATGTTGCCTCCTTATACCAAGCTAATATAACCGGTGCCAGTTGTGGTTGCAGGGTTTGTGGGTGCTACTAATGGCTCCCAGGCCAAGAGTTTAGCAATACGGTGGCTGTTGATTTGAGGAGGTGAACTAGCATCTTTCCATGTCAATCCCATGACCAACAATGGAGTATTGGCACGAGCATCAGGAAGAATAGGACCAGTGTATAGGTTACCAGGATGCGTTACGTTTACAATGCCTGAAGTAGCATTGACCACACTGATATAAGAACTTGTGCTGACCACACCACTGGGGAAATAGCCAATCACTGTGCTGTTGCTGAAACTGGGTTCGTTGGTAATACGATCATAACTAATGGTATCTACTACCACTGTTTGATATTCTAGTTCAAATGTCCAACCTGTGACATTTGTTCCGAAATTATACATGTAGGTTTTACTACTTGACGGGAATGTAGATTCCACGATGACGTTGTCTGGGCCGCCAAGCCACTGTGCGATTGTTAATACACCAGCCATAATTGTCTCCTGAGGGAATAAATCCATGAGCTGAGGCCCATGAAAGTTTGCTGTTTGTTATATTTACCCATTATCCAAGTTTTACCCACGAAGACCCGTTATAAACAGTCAAGTAGGCTGTGCCTGTATTGGTCTGTGGTGTGACAGGATGCCATAAAAGATTATCGGCCATGGCCATGGTGCCAGTAGTGTAACTGGCAGGTGGTGCTGTTAACACTGACAAATTGGCCACGCTGTTGATGTTCATCGTGGTCACTGTGCCAGTGGTGGCAGCAACCTTGGGGGTAGTTAGAGTTTGACTTGAACTGTTATATTTTAAGTTAGTATCAGCATATTGCGGAGCATTGCCTGAACTGGCTGAACTGTGTGTGATATAATAATCACCAACACCATTGTTCATTAAAACATTGCTGGCATTGGTTGAATCCACACTGGTTTGAGCACTTACGTTAGGTGACCAAGTAAATGATGATGTAGAAATTGCGCTGAATTGACTGTAACCATTGATACCATAGGCTCTTGTGGCAAAATAATAAGTGCCTGATTGTAAACTGGTCACATCAAAATTAATATAATACTGTGTGCTGGTGGTGCTGTTGGTAAATGGTTGGCCATTGCCCTGTGTGGTTTCCAATAATAACCAAGTGCTGTCAAATGGTGTGGTATTGGTTAGTCCATACCATAACTCCATGGCATTGACAATACCACCAAATGGTATTTCACTGGTGACCACAAAGTTAGGCACAGTGGCTGTGGGATTATTGGCAGTGACTGATGGTTGGCCAGGAGCACTGGTATAGGCCTGATCCACAGCAATACCAAATACATCTGGTGTGTAAAAGTGTGGGTTCATGGTATAATACAAACTGTCATTATAACTTTGTGCTGTAATTTGAACACTTAATACACCTGAACCATCTTTGGCTTCTTTGACCTGTGTTAGTCTAAATGGTTTGCCAGGACAGTATAGGCCATTGTAATTGGCAGGAGCCCATCCATACCATTCATGATTGATAGCCACAATATCACCAGCATTGAGTCCAATGCCCGAATAGTCCATGCTGAATGTGATAACAATGTCTTCACGACTCATCAACAATTTACGATAACCTAGATAAGTGGCCTGTATGCTGTCACTGACAAAGGGCATGTTGACATCAACATTGTTTAAGGGTTCATTAGGACTCTTAAACTGATCTTCTAACCAATAGTATCTATAGTCTGTTTGATTGATAATTTCCGCATTGGGAAACTGTATGGTAATTTGATTAGCACTGGTCTGTAGGTCAGTGGGTGTTAGGTTAATACCACCAATAATGTTGTCACTGGTGATCACACGCATTGTGGCAGTGCTGCCACCACTTTGTGCCAAACTGATATTGGGTATAACTCCCCATTGTCCCAAACGTTCATCCCAATTAATCCAACTGTCGCAGGCATCACTCATATAATTCAATGTGGTCAAACAGTCCGCAGTAGTATCTACCACACCATTAATTTGATAGGTAAATGTGTTGGTCACGGTATTACCATCTGTATCCACAATACTTAATGGTTGAGCACTGATTGTATTAATTTGTGCCAAGCTGGCTGTGTTGACATTGATTAAATCAACGCCACAACCATAATTGGTATTGGTAAAATAATCTAAGAATACATCACCTGGTGCTTGTAGAGTATTTTGGATCTTAAAATCCATACTGCCCAAACCATAGATACCTGCTGTTTGGTCATAGGTCAATTTAAGGACAGCAAACACGCTGTTGTTCATTTTTGTATAACTGGTCCACTGTGTGTTTGCGGGTATACTGCTGTCTTGTAATAATGATATGGCATCAATGGTTGTGGTGCCTGTGCTTAAATCACCAATATTATAACTGCCATCATCATTTTGAACCATGTAATAGCAATTATGTGTGGTGCCTGTAGTCAATGAACCATTACGATAGAAATACATTTCCAATTTGCCAGCAGGTTTGGTATTGTATTGTCCACCTACCTTGCTGTGCTTTTTGGGCTGTGTATACCAACCAGTGATTTCATTGGGATTGTCTGGATCAAATATCAATAAATGTCCATCATAATAAACATCACCAAAACTTACACTACCACTGGTCACTTCACTCAATGCCAATACATACCACATGACCTTTTGGTCACTGCTTATAATAGCATCTGTGATAATGGGTTTGGCATAACGATTACCATAGACCACAGGAAGTTTATTATCTGTGGCGGGGCCTAACTGTATTTCTGTGCCACTTTGTGCTGTGCTTTGTTGTGGTTGTTTGAATAGCAAACTACTAACAGCATAGGTCACAGCCAAGTCAATGGCAAAACTTGCGGCCGCATAACCAAAAGCACCTAAGGCAGCACCTGCCATCAATGTGTCGCCGAATACTGCGGCTAAGATCAAACTTGAGGGCATAATTTTCTCCTATCCCATATAATTTTACTAGTCAATTCTGACATACATGCGTCTCCTCAAGATAATCAAATCCAAACTTTTTATAGTCTAGATCTGGACTGTTGACCATTTTGCTTATGGTGAAATATTCTATTTGATTTCTACGCATCAATTCATCACCATATTCTCGATATTTTTTTAATAATCTATAACCTGCGGTGCTGCCACGATGTTCAGGCTTGACCCAATAGGCCAATTCATTCATAAACTTTATGGTTTGATCCCAAATGTTCAAACTGTATAAGGCCATGATCATGCCAGTGACACCCTCGTCATCTTCGCTTAATAATATTAAGCCATGATTCTTTTCAAGAATAAACTTGACTGCGTGTTGAGCAGTTTCTTCATTCAAATATTGATGTGCCTTTAGGGGACTATTTTTTTTATACTCCCTTAACATACTATAAATTTCTTCGCAGTCTTCTATCTGTGCTTGTCTAACTATCATACCGGTAAACCAAAGTTAAATGTTGTGTCATAAATGGCATTGACTCTATCCATGCCTGTGTCATACAGGGGATTAGTGGGTAATCCTGTGTCAGGATCATAATTGGGATTGACGTTCTTATTCCAACTGGCTCCATTAGTATGACGGCCTGCTGTTCTATTTTCTAAAATACTCTTATAACTTGAACACTTCAACATCAAAATAAATGTGTCATCTTGATCCACGCGATTTTCACTGATGGTATAACTGGTAACAATGCCAGTATAGCGTAGTTGGGGTGTGTCAATTAGTTGGTAATTTTCATTGTAAAAACCACGCCAGATCTGAACTTTTGAGCCCTTAATACCCGCATGATATGTCATATTATCAGGATTTAGACCCACTTCTAAGACCAGGCGTATCTTGTTGGGATCAATGCCCTGTAGAACAATCTGTGTGTCATAACTGGTTACACTCAAATCTCTTTGGTGACCACTGATGCTGACCAAACCACCTAGGCCTGTGTATGTGCCCACAGCAATTGAACTTACACCATTTTGATCAGTGACTGTTTCATTTTGAAAACTGGTGGACACACAATAGACTGTGCTGGTGGTGTTTAAGGGATCAGTGATGGTTAGTTTAACAAACTCCGCATCTCTGATTATGTTGCCAGCCAGTGCGGCATCAATGGCAGGAGTGAATATGGTCATTAAACATCTCCAGTGAATTCATATAGGGTAAATGGTCCACTCCAAGTGACCAAGGCTGTTGATCCACCAGGATTAAGTTTATACACAGGTGTGTTATTACAAAACACATTGAACTCTACAGCATTGCCCACAACAATATGACCATTCGCAGTGGCTGTGGTCAATGAACCAAATGCTGGACGATGTGTGGTCACTGTGACTGTGCTGGTGGTGCCACGAGTGATATCATACTGTGAAGTCACAGGATAGGGATAGCCCACTACCTGTAGGAAATCACCCTTGCGGAACAAATAGGCACTGGAACTCATTGTGGGCAGGTTGGTTAGAGTCATTTGATTACCAGTCCAACTGCTGACAGTGATTGAACTAATTTGTGTTGCGTTCATATCTCCCTGATAGGCAAAGATATAGCTCAATCCTGATGTGGCTCCAGTTGCGGTGCTAAAACTCACAACCTGTGGTGTGCTACGATCCAATCTATCAATGTCTTCTATTAGACTACGCACAGTTTCATAGGGCAACATGGCAGGAATGGTCAAGGTCAACTTCCATGGATTGCGAGTCACTGTTTCATTGATCTTGGCTACTTCACTACGAGTATATTGTATACCCATGACACGGCGACGATTAATGTCTAATGTTTCTGCTAGGTTAATTATTGATTGAAATCCTGTGCTCATTATCTATTCCTCATTGGCAATTCACGGCGTGCTTGCTCTGTCATACCAAACATGGTTAATCTATTTTCATAGAACATCTGTGCCACCGATTTACTATCTATGGCATTGATGTTGTAGTTGTGTGTAATGTATTGGTCACCACTGCCACCACTCATAACACTGCTTAATTGGCTGTTAGGTATTACAGTTCGGCCACCCACTCCTGTGATAATTTCAGGACCTTTTTCACCTACTAGAACTGGTTGGTTATTGGGAACAACACCACCTTCAGCAAATCCTAAAAAACTGGCAATGCCCGCAAGACTAAAACCAGTGCTAGCACCTGCGGCTTTGAAAACATTAGCAGCCGCTGCCTTTAATGCTATTAATTCTAAATCTTGAATAACACTTTTGGCAAAATCACTAAAATTCATCTTACCTGTTTTAACAAAATTGCTTAACATTGAATCCATGTTATTGGTCACAGCATTAAACACATCTTTGGCCTGTGTGGCAGCATTGGTGGCATTTTCAACATAACTTCTAAATGCTTCTTCAAAACCCACATTAAAATCTCGAGATTTTTCTGTAAGTTCTTTTTGTTTATCAATGATAGGTTGATATTTTTCTCGCATATCATCTAAAACTTTATTAATTTCTTCTTGACTTAATTTTTGATTTTTGATCTGTTCAATATTTTTAATTAAGGCTTCACTTTCAATATCACGTTTTTTATAAATTGATTCTATGGCCTTTTCATCCGAAGTCATGGTTAATTCGGCTATTTTTTCCTGTAGGGTAATTAATTCTTTACTGGCCTTTAGATCTTCTTCAGAAAATAATTTGTTAATTTCGTGAACTTCTTTATCTAACTCTAATTGTCTTGCCACTGCGGCAGCTCGTTGTGCCTGTAGATCTCTGGCTTTTTCTAATATTGGAATTTGAGCAGCCAATGTGCCCACAGTTTTAGATTCCTCGCTTTCTGGACGAGCCATTCTAGCACTTTTTAATTTGGCATTTACTTCATCAATCTTTTTAGCATAATCATCATTGACCTTAGTGGCTGCTTCAATGGCTTTTTGTTCAGCCTTACTTTTTTCGATATTTTGATCTTGAACTGCCATTTTGGCAATCATGCGTCTTTGATTTTCGATAAAATTCAAAGTATTTTCGCGAATAGCCGCATTAAGTCTAGCATAGGCCGTATAGACTTCATTTTGACCACGACTGGCCTCCATGGTCTTTTTGGTAGTTTCTTCTTGTGCGGCAGCGGCTGCTCTATTTGTTTCAACATTTTCTTTTAAAGCAGAATCCATTAATTTTTGGACTCCAAAAAATGTAACCAAGGCTACAACAGCTTTGGCAATAATATTCAATAATGCCCCGATGCCAGTGGCATTCATAGCCAATGTTTCTGCTATAGATAGGGCTTTCAATGCCTGAATAGTATCATAAATTAAAACAATTAATTTACCAAAACTGCCAACCAAACCTAAAACCCAACCAGCCATACCCACTGCTATTACAGCTCCAAGAACTGGGATTATTGCTCTAAATCCATTAGCAACTTCATCCACTGTTATATAAAATTTAGCAAATGTGGCCAGCATGGGTTCAAATGCTTCCAAGAAACCTAATTTAAGTTCCTGTTGAAGCATGATTAATTTTTTATAGGCTTCATTACCCGCATAGGTCGCACCCATTAAGGCATCTTGATCTTCTATAACACCTCTAATGCCTGCTCCAAATCCTATCATACCATCGGCAATATCTTTTAATGGAATGCCACGGAAAGCACGGCTTAATAATTCAACTTCAATACGACTGCGTTCGGCATTTTCTGGCATTGATGCCAAGGCTGCGATGGTCTTTTCAAATATTTCTTTATCAGTTAGATTCTTAAGATCCTGTAGACTAATGCCCAATCTTTCAAAAGCCACTTGCTGTTGTAGACCACCTTGACGAGCTTGATCCAATTTTTGATAAAACATTTCAATGCCCACAGCGGCAGCACGAGTGGATCCGCCTGCGGCAACAACAGCAGTTTGAAATTTTTCAAATTCAGGAACAGTAAACCCCACAGCACGAGCAGTTTGTTCAATGCTGACAGCAAAATCAATGGCTGATTTGGCAAAACTTACACCAACCAAACTTAACAATATATTTTTTAATGAGTTTAGACCTGATTCTAAATCACTGACTCCAGAACGGCTGTTGGTAAACTTTTCCATTTCAGCAGTGCTATTATTAATGCTGGCTTGAAGACCATTAAAACTAGTTTGTAATTTACTAATTTGTTGAGCCACATCATTGAAAACCTTTTGCGCAGTGGAGCCAAAGGTGTTAATACTGTTATTAACTTTTTGTAACCCGGCTTGAAATTGACTGTCGTCCAGCGTTAGTGAAATGCTTATATCAGCCATTGTCTAGTGTCCTTATTTCTTATTGCCAATCTGTTTGGCTGTTTTTATAATTAAATCTCGAGCAAATTCCACGGTGGGTTTGGTCATACCTTCTGGAGCTTGTTCGCTACCACGCATTTGGCCATCTCTAAATCCACGACCAGCATCTAAAACAAAAGCATAGGGGTAATCTGCTTCTACAGTATTTCTATTTTTTAATGAAGTATTGTGTCTAGCATTACCACCATTAAATGGAGCGATTGGCGTATTTTTTACATATTCAGTATAAATGGCAGGCATAGATTGATCTACAATTTTTTGTAGGTTTTTGATTTTTAAATTTAATTGACTTTTATCAAATTTAATTTCTATACTATTTGCCATTTTGCTTTTCCTTAAATGTTGATAATACATCCTTAAGATCTTCTTGCCGATATTCAGGAATACGACCTTGAGATCTATCTGATCGATATTTCTCAAAACTTAATGACACATCCAAGACCATGATATCCAAGGTTGTGGCACGTTTTAACACCTCACTGGGCAAGAGTCCATACCTCTCACCCAATCTATCTAAAGTAACAGCAGTATAGACTTCAGGCGACTTTTCATCAAAGTCGCTGCCTGTTACTTTCCCAATTGTGTAACTAACTTACTAAATGCCGCAACTAGAACATTACTGGGTAACATATAACCATCTGTAATCACAGGAGTGGCATCTTCATCTAAAATCATATCCTTCATGATTTGACCCATAGTGGTAATATCTTGTGTGCCACTGGCGGCAAACTTTAAGAAAGTTTCCATGGGTTGACGATCATAGACGTAAAAGTCCAAAGGCTCACCATATTTTTCCACGATTTCTTCATCGTCAATGGTAAGTTTGATTAATTCCGCTTGTTTTGCTAATGCTTTTAGTTTCATATCTTTATATCTCCCGTTTTAGATAATGTATTAGGGCCAATGCGAATATATATCTGCCTTCAGCCTTATCTAAATCGCCCTGTGCGTGGCGTAGTTCATTTAATCCTTTGGCCAACTCTGCTTCCAAACTTTGTAGCAGTTCAGCCTTGGTGTGATCTTCAAATTTCATATCCGCATATCCCTATAAGTTATATTTATTCATTCAAAAAAAAAGGGGCAAGTTATCGCCCCCTTTAGTGATCCAACTAATCTTATGAATTAAGCTGTGCCAGTGTTGTAGATACCATCCACTTCAATAATTAGAGGTGTGATATAAACAGGTTGATCTGGGTTCACTTTTGGTGCTAGACCAGAAAGGAATCCTGAACCACTAACTTGGTTAGTGCTAGCACCACCCCAATAGTATTGGAAGTAGACCTTGGTTTTGTTGTTGCTTAGACCAAACACGCCCTGGGTGGCAGCAGTAGACAAATAATTTGTAGTTGTGCTACCATAGCCTGAGCCATAGAATGATGTGTCATCAACAACCAACTGTAGGTTGATGCTGTTTGTTGCTGGAGTAACTGCGACCTTTTGGCCTGGGTTATCCAACTGCTTCCAACGGAATACACCGTTGTTGTTTGTGATAGTTACATCTTGTAGTGCTGGAATCGCTAACACACCAGTTGCTGTGGTGCTAGTAATAGTTGCTGTAGAGATGTATAAACTAACAAACTGACCTGGACTGCTAACATTAATGTTTGCCATTTCTTTTTCCTTTTGTTAAATTACTTGTAATCTAGATAGATCAAATGTGATGCGATAGCGTTGACTATTCTTCACATACTGTTGTTGTATGGCATGTTCTCGAAGATAATATCCATACTGCTTAAAAAGCGGGTCATCAATGAATACAGTGAATATTGCCAACATGTTCTCCACGTAGGGATTATCTTGTTGAGTCACTAGATACATTTCCACTCGATCTTTAACGGTATACACATGACTGCCGGGTGTTAGCCCATTGCCATTTTGTATTCTTTCTGCTTGATACACTTCAGCCACATAGATGCCTTCACTGATAACATTCTCGTTGGCGGGAAAGTTAAAGAAGACTTCTAAGTATTGGGTGCCAGTGGTCGTTTGACAATAATTTGTCAAAGTGTTCTGGACCTGTGCTTGAGTGAATAAAGGCATTAGAAATATCTCCTATCACCTTCAAAGAAGTTGACATCAGCCAACCAACTTTGTTGATAAGTGCCAATAACAGGATGACTGGGATTAGTAACCATGGTATTCATCAAATCATAGTAATATGATTCTTGAATAGCCTTCTCCCATTCTTCCTCAAAACGTCTGCGAGCGAAGTCATAGTTTTTAGCATCCTTTTCATTGATGTTGGAATTATCTGTGACCAAGGTCTGATAGAATATTTCCACAGCCTTGAACACTTCTAACCTAATCAATGTTTGGTTTTGCTTGACTAATTGTGCGGGATTGAATGCTGTGACAGTTACTCCAGAAATGGGGTCACTTTTATAATAGAAAGCACCTAGAGTGCGTTCTACGTAGAGTGGCCACCATCCGAATTCAAACATGTTCAACATTTCAATTGACGCTTTGGGGAAATAAACAGCAGATAGTTCATAGTCCTGATCACTTCCACCACCACTAGGATTACCAGTTGGATAGACCTGTTGTAGACGACGGTAAGCCGCACGGTCATAAAACGCCACATCACTGGGTTGTGCCAAGGATATGCGATTTACTCCACCAGGTTGTAGGGTAGTGTCAGTATATGCTAAAAAACTTGCTATTGCCATATTTTTTCTCCTAGACGGGCATCATCGATGCCCTCATCCTTAAGCAATGTTAATTGCGATACCACGAGCTTGGTCAACAACACCGGCACCAAAGTAGCCAAGTCCTGTGATCCAAGTTTGTAAGCCACCGTCCTTGTCACCCATAGAGATGTCAAGACCTTTAACCATAACTGTTGTAATAGCTTGAGGACCGATAGCTGCACCAACTGAACTAGCTGTAACGCTGGTTCCGTCAATGAAACGACTAGCGACACTAGCTTGTAGGAATGTTGTGAAAATCACAGTGCATCCATACAAGTTGCGTAGCATACCAGTGGCCAATAGCTCATCACCAAGTGCTGTTAAACCAGCATTGATGCTTGTGCCGCCTTGGCTACCAGGAGCATAAACTGCGCCACCTGTTAGTTCGCTCAACAAACGTTGTTCTTCGTTAGGACCAAGAATAACTGTTGGACGTCCAGGGTTACGTGATTTTCTCCATGCCTTGATCACGTTACGAACCATGCCAGCCACTGTGTTAGCTGTGTAGTCACTGTATGTGATTGTGGCAGTAGAACCTTCTGCGATTAGACCTTGTGCCGCGTTGGCTTGAATACGAGCAAAACCGTCTGTGACTGGAGTGCTGGAAACACTGTAGTAAGCCACTGTTTGTGTATTAGCAAAACCAGCTAGGCTTGTGTCACCAGAACTTACTACGCTAGGATTGCCAACAAATGCGCCAGTGATACGTTGGTCAACTTTTTCAGCAAAGCTCATGCCTAGTTCTGTGCCTAGGTTAGCTGCCAAGTCGAAAGCAGTTGTCCATCCCAAGAACTTACTGAATGCTGTCATGGCCACAGCAGGAGTTGCTACAACTTCCTTAGCAGTGATCTGAGCAGTTTGTTCAATACTGGTTAGAGTAGAATAAGTTGGGTTTGTGTTGCTGTCCACGTAGTCACCATAACTGATAGGTGCCATGTGTGGAACTTTGTAGGTATTACCTTGGTTAGGCATTACCACGTTGGTCATGTTAACTAGACCTTGTGATTCGTGTAGAACCTGAATTGCGCTGTTCTGGATAGTTTTTTCAAATGCGTTTGATTCACCAGAACTTCCGCCGATAAAATAAGCCATTTAAGTCTCCTTTAATTTATACTATGGGCTTGTTCATTGAAACGCTCATATGCTTAAGACTACGGCCGCCTATGCCCATGCTTTCTTTCCACTTTTTCCAACCTTCTGGATCAGTGGCAGCATCAGGAATATCATTAGGATCACGCAATACACCTTGACCGAAACGGGTTCCAGTGCCTGTGCGTCCTTCGTCAGCCGCTAGTTTGGGGCGAGATTTCAATATGTCACCTGCTAATTGGTCCAATGTGTAGGGATTGCCTTTGCTATCCAAACGCACAGCACCATTAGCACCTTTTACATAGAAGTTGCCAGACTCATCATAATCAATGTTTGATTCAAATAGGTTGGTTGCGATATCCAACATATTAGGATCAAATCCTGCCTTAATAGCAGTTTCTTTGATTTGACTTTGTAGTGTAGTTTGACGAACAGCACGGTCTTTTTGTTCCAATTGTCCTTGTAGACCTTGGATCATTTGACGTAGTTCTGCCATCTCACTTGACACTTTACCTGACTTTGCTTCTTTGGGCGAATCGGAGCCACCGGATTTTTGTCCTTGTGTTAGACTTTCAATGAATTTGACAGCGTCTTTGGGTTTAGCAAAATCGACGCCAGCAACTTTACTGAGTGCCTGAAGGACTTCCATTTGACCTGATTTACGAATAGCACCTAAATTAGGCACATCATGTTCAACTGGAGTTTGATCACTCAAAATGGCATTATTACCCTGTTGAGCGTTCTGGTTTTGACTGTTCGGAGTCACCGCATTTGATGTTCTATCCATCTTAATTTTTCCTTTAGAGTTTAAGGGCGTCAAGCCCGGTGATCTAGTTTAACGTGGCCAGATCAACCACGATAGAATTTTTATCTACCCACGCCCAACATGATCAATTGACGTGCTAAGGGGTCGTTGGTCGTAACACCCTTGTCCTGTATTTCACTATCAAAGATATCATCACTTTCAGTTTCTTTGACCATCCGATCTTGGTTATCACCACTGGCTGACCAGTCTGCGGCATTGGTTTGTGGAGTTTCCACACTTTGACCAATCAAGGCCAAATACTTGGCCGTTTCTTCAGGTGGTGTAATTAGTTTGATCACTTCTTTGTCAATAATGTCTCGAACCACTGGGTTGGTGCCACTCAATGTTTGTGCTGTTTGAAGCAGGGCCATCTTGAACTGTAGATCCTTGTCTTCGTAATCTGTGTTATAGATAATGTCGCCAACCCAACGACTGTCCATGAACATGGCAGCCATTTTTAATATGTTTTGTTCTGCGGCTTCCATACGGCGAGCACGTTGGCTGGCCTTACGGTGTAGGGCACGACGTTCTTCAATAATGGAGATACCGCTTTGTGTTTGTCCACGATAGGTTCTAATTGATCCACGTCCCAATAATCCGTCCATACGGTCAATGATTGAGGCCTGTTGTTCACGGATCTGTGCGATATCTTGGACTGGTATGCCAATAGCTTCTAATTGGTCCTTGTCAGCACGAACAATACCGCCACCACCAGCTGGCACACGAACTCCTGCTGCCGCACGAAT